CTATAATATATAACATATGATCATAGAAAAGTCACATTGGTCTTCTAATGGAAATGCTATTAATTTATCAGTTCCATTTACGAAGGTCAATAGAGAGAAAAGAACAGTCTCAGGATTCGCAACATTAGATAACCTGGATCAGACTGGTGATGTCGTTACTCAAGAAGCTAGCATGAAAGCGTTCGAAAGCTTTAGAGGTAATCTAAGAGAAATGCATCAGCCACTTGCAGTTGGCAAGGTAGCATCATTTAGACCAGAAACTTTTTATGACCCTGCAACAAAAGAATTTTACAATGGTGTTTACGTTGATGCATACATTTCTAAGGGCGCTCAAGATACTTGGGAAAAGGTTCTAGACGGAACACTAACAGGATTTTCCATCGGCGGAAAGATTATTGAATCAGATAACGAAGTAAACAAATCAACAGGAGCATCAGTAAGGTTTATTAAAGACTATGCACTAGTTGAACTATCAATCGTTGATTCACCAGCAAATGAACTATGTAACATTTTATCTATTGAAAAAGTAAATGGACAAATGATTTTTAAAGGCATCGCAGCAGATGTTAAAATGGAAAATATTTTTTATTGTGCAGAAAGTGATTCTGTATTTATGTCAACAGAATCAGAATACATATCTCCAGTTACTGGTAAAAAAACAGAACTCATTGGATGGGTAGAATCAAACGACGTAAACAAAGGAAAAGAAATAGAGAAGATTCTTGATTCACGTAGATCAAGATTGCAAACATTGCCTGACAACACAAATATAAATATGGCAATTGCAGAAGGAGGAAATGAAGTGGAAAAGCTTAATGTAACAGAAGCAACTCCAGTAGTAGAAGAAGCAGTAGCTCCAGAAGCACCTGCAGAAATTATTGAAGAAGTTGCCCCAGTAGAACAAGAGTCTGCTGAAGTTGTAGCTGAAGAAACTTCTGCCGAAGTTCTGGAAAAATCAGCAGAACTAACAACTCAGGAATCACCTGACTTTGTTAAAATGCTAGGCGACCTTAAGGGTTTCTTCTCAGAGACTTTGGAAAAGGCCTCTGAGGCAAACGCTGCTCAGGTTTCAACAATCAAGGAGACAGTCGAAGCTTTTAGCAAGAATGTCGATTTGAGAATTTCAGAATTAGCAGAAAAGCACACAGAACTCTCAACAGCAGTTGATTCAATCAAGTCCATCATGGACACAGTTGAAAAAAGAGTAGACGCAGTAGAATCAGACACTGCAATTAAGAAGTCCTCTGACCTTGGCGGGTCAGTTGGAGTAACAACAATCAAAAAATCAAAATGGAACGGCACTTTCCTCGGTTCCGTTAGCGAATTAACAAAATAAGGGTATGGTGAAAACTAATGAGTAATGAACTATTAGCAAAAGCAGCTGAAGCAGGCACAACACTAACAGGTGGAATGACTGGCGCAGCAAACCCTACCGACGGAATTCACGTAGGTTCCGAGGGTAAGGGAGGCTTGCTCAATCCTGAGCAATCCGCAAGATTCCTCGATTACATGTTCGATGCAACAGTAATCGGTAAAGTAGCACGTACAGTTCGAATGAGAGCTGACACTACAGAGATTGATCGTATTGGCGTCGGTGAGAAGCTTATGAAGCTTGCAGCTGAAGCAGAGAACACTGGCACAAATGCAGCCGTACAGTTCTCAAAGATTTCTCTCACAACAAAGAAGCTTCGCCTAGATTGGGAGCTTTCAACTGAGTCTCTAGAAGACAACATTGAAGGTGCAGATCTAGAAGATCACATTGCAAGACTTATGGCAACACAGGCTGGTAACGACCTTGAGGACGTAGTTCTTAACGGTAACACAGCTCTAACTGGAGATGCACTTTATAAGTCATTCGACGGTGTTGTTAAGATTGCAAAGGCAAACGGCCACGTAGTAGCTGGAGCGGGTGCAGTAATTTCCCGTGACATCTTCAATAAGGCTCTTAAGGCAATGCCACGTAAGTACAAGCAGCGTCGTCCAGACCTACGCTTCCTTGCAGGCTCAAACCTAATTCAAGACTACTTGTACTCAACATCACAGAACATCCAGAACGTCAACCCACAAGATATTGCTTCAAGCATTATCCGTGGTGACCAGGGTGGTCTAGGTGGTCCAGCAGGGTATGTAGCACCATTCGCATTTGGTATTCCAATTGTTGAAGTTCCGCTACTAAAAGAAACTCAGACTGGTTCATATGCAACACCAACAGGAGAGCACGGAGACGTCCACTTGACATTCCCAAATAACGTTGTTATTGGTATCAAGCGTGATGTAACTGTTTACCGCTTCTTCTGGCCAAAGAAGGACTCAATCGAATATACAATGTATACTCGTGTTGGTACCCAAATTGAGCAGGCAGATGCATGGGTAGTCGTAAAAGACGTTAAGGTTGCTTCTTAATTTAAGAAATAACTTGCTGGAAAGGCCCCCAATTAATTTTGGGGGCTTTTCATTTTAATTTTCTAGTGCTATAATTTATATACATACCAAAGGAGTATATATGTCATTTGACACACTTAAGGTCAAGGATCTAAAGACATTAGCAGCAAACTTTGCAGTTGATGTCGATGGACTAAAAAATAAAGCAGATGTAATTGCGGCACTTGCAGAAGAGGGAGTTACTTGGTCAGTTTACCAAGGAACACTCAAGAATATTGAAAGCGCAAAAGAAGATGCAGATGAGATTCTTCCTAGACTGGATCCAAATCAAAAACTTGATGAAGATATGATTCTAGTAAAGATGGACAGACCAAATGCTAGATATGATGCCCTAGGCTTCACATTTACAAGAGATCATCCATTTGTAGCAATGAAGCCCGATGTGGCGCAAGAAATTTTTGATAAGGAGGAAGGGTTTAGACTAGCTACCCCTAGAGAAGTACAGGAGTACTACAACTAAGCCTAACAAATGGCAGAGATATATGTAAACACAAGCACACCTGCAACAACAAAGATTTATGTAAAGGGTGAGGCTGTAACACTTAGCTCTCCAGTAACTGTCAAAGTTTATGACATAACTGGCGATCCAGTTATATCTCCACCAATTAATTCAACATCAATACTTACAACTCTTACGGCGGAGCAAAGCGAAGTTGATATAGGGTCATACAAAGTTTATCTACCTATCTCGTACACAGCAAGATCAAGAAAGTTCAAGTTGGTATGGGAATGGCAATATGAAGGATCTTCTTATTCTAATACAACTATGCTTGATATTGTAACACCTTATGTAGATATACAGGAGGCTGCACAAGAAATGGGATTGGGATCAGATTCAAATGATCCAAACCATAAGACATATCAAGAGCTCAAGCTTGCTGAAAGATATGCAAGAAATATAATTGATGGGTACACTGGTCAAAAATTTTTCCTACACGATGATTATTTTTCTTCAGTAGGAAATGATTCTGACACTATGCCTCTTACTAAAAAGATAAATAGATTGCATACTCTTCACGCAAATGATCAGATCCTTATCGATAATTTAAATGAAGTTAATAACCTAGGCCTTACTATTGATATCACGACAAGCGGCTTTGGATTAAAGGTAAACATAGCGTCTATTTTAGACAATGATGTTTATATAGCTAACGGAATGGTCCCTCCATCAATTCACGACTCTTCTCCAGATATATTTAGAAGGTCTAAGAATTATAAAGTCTACGCTAGATTTGGTTGGGAGTATGTTCCAAATGAGGTTCGTGACGCAGCTGTAGAAATAATGAAGATGTACTTTGCAAAAGATCGTGTTTGGAAAGACAGATATGTTAAAAAGGTTTCCACAACAGATTGGGACTTTGAATATTCTTCAGAAGCATTTAGTGGAACTGGCTCCTCATACGCAGACAAGCTACTTGCAGACTATGTAATAACACAAATGGTTCTGGTGTAATGTTTGATTTAGTAGACGGCCTCATGACAATGAAGATGGACGTATATCGACAAACTGAGCAGCAGGATAAAGATACTGGTGCAATGATAAGAGAGTTTTCTTTTATAAAAACAATTGATTGCTATGCTAGAGGAGTAATTACCGAAAGCAGAAATAGGTCTAACGATAGTCAGAAGTTTTCAAATAAGTATTCAAATAACCAGTATATTGAGGCTAGAACATCTGACAGATTAACTGCAAGAGATAAAGTTAAAAACATTAGGGATGTAAATGGAAAGCCTATCTGGTATGAGTTAAACTATCCAAGCGATACAGATACAGTTTTTGATGTTGTTGGAACTACACCAATATCAGATCCATTTGGAAATGTTGTAGGATATAACTCTTCATTGCAAAGAGCGGAGAATCAGCAAATTGGCATCTGAAATTTTAGCGATTAAAGCAGCAAGCGGATTAGTTAATTTAATGACTAATAAGCCAGTAAGTGGTGCAATAAAAGATAGTACAGTTGCACAAATATCTGCTGCATTGTTCTATAAAACAAATGTAATGGCTAAACTAGCTGCTAATCCGCAATTCCAATCAGCATTTAGAAGTGTAATATTTGATCAGGTTCAGATCGACTTTGCAGACTATATAGACGCAAAAGCAAGAACATCTCCAAAATCTTTTCACCATGTTTACGAATGGGGAAGAGTAGGAGATAGCGAGGCAAGACTATTTAAATTAAATAAGCTTCCTGCAGATGGACTATCATTAAAAATTAATTACGAACTAACTGACTCAAAGTCTTTTGTACCATCTGAAAACTCTAACAATAAACACGTCTTTGTAAAAAAAGCTTCTGTTATGGAAGAGGGAAAGACTGTAGTCATAAGGCCAAGATTTTCTGAAAGGCTGGTATTTGATGTAGACGGATACACAATATTTATGCCAAAAGGCGAATCCGTTACTGTTAGAAAACCAGGAGGGGCGGCAACCAAAAACGCCTTCTTTGCACAGTATAGATATTTCTTTACTGGACAGCTAGTCAATATGTCTATAAAAAAATCTGGATTCCAGAGATTATTTAATTCATCATTGTCTAGAGCGCTAGGTGTACCAGCACAAGTTAAATCAGTTAAATATAGTTTCTCGGCAAATCAATTAGCAAGTGAAGCCGAGGCCGCTACATCAGCAGCTTTTGCGAGGTTAGCACATGGCTAATTATAAATTAGATGCAATGTTTGAAATAAGAAAGTTCCTGTGGAGCAGACTTACAGCACTTAATATATTCAATCAAGAAGACTACTATTCAGACAATCTAAATGAGACACTTGTCCCAATTGTTCCAGTCCAGCAACAGCCAGAGATGAATCAGTTCTTGAGCGGAAAGAAGCACATAGTTTACGACAAGATAGGAATGTCTTATGAGAACAACTGGATGATATGCTGCGAACAGATTCTATTAACCCTATATTCACCAGATCTCCTTGATATTGTTGAGATAAGAAACTTCCTAACTGATGAGTTTAGAAGAATGGATGAGTCTGCAAGGGATGTCAATAAATGGGCGGGGTTATCAGATAAATTCAAGTTCCATAGTATCCACATAGCAGACATATCATCTACAGCCCCATCAGAAGAAATCCAAGGATTCTATGCTGCAGATGTAATATTAGAGGTCAAATATTCAAGAATAACAAATGGCCAGGGCAGGTTTGCCTAGTTTGCCTTTTATAATATAGTAGAGTAAAATTAGAACAGAGGAAAGGGCCTAGCCAGCCAAAATATATATATTAATTTCATATGAAATCAGGAGGCAATACATCATGGCACAAAAAGTCGGTAATGAGAAGAATATTCTCGTAGGAGCTTCACCGCTATTCCTGTCTGTAGACGATTCTACAACTCCAGGATACGACAATAGCATGGAAGCAGGTTTAACAAATGCTGGAACAGCAGCAACAGGAACTGGAGCAGCAAGAGTTGCACCATCCACACTAGTACCAATTTTTGCATCAGGAGTATCTTATACAGATACTTTAAATGCAGCAACACCAGATAAAGCAGGTGGAGTACTGGCAGCAGCATATCGTAACGTAGGTTACACAAACAATGGTCTTCAGATCAGCTATCAGCCAACATACGACTCAGTAACTGTTGACCAGTTGCTAGATACAGCTAAGCTATTTAAGTCTGCTATGCAGGTTCAAATTTCTACAGAAATGGCAGAAGGTACTCTAGAGAACGTTCTTGCAGTATTTGGTCAGAAGTCAAGCACATTGACAGAAAAAAAGGGTGGAACACCAGAAGCAGTTCTAACAGGACTAGCAGCAGAAGATCACCTTGGCTTAGAAGCAGGTGCACTTGGTTCAGCTCCAACAGAGCGTCAACTAATTGCAGTCGGACAAGCCCCAACATCAGAGGCAACTGCAGCTGAGCGTGTATATTATGCACGTCGTGTTTTGTCTGTTGAGCAGTCACAGTTCTCTTTGGCTCGTACAGCAGCAACAACATTTCCAGTAACATTCCGTCTTCTACCATCAGGTGAGCAAGATCACATAGGTTCAGAATACGGTAAGATTATTGACCGAGTACTAAAAGTTTAATTATATTAATAATTAATATCAAAGCCCCCAAGAAATTGGGGGCTTTGCTGTTGTACCCTTATAATGATTATGCTATAATAATTTAGACGATCCTTAAGGAGGATACAATGGCAACAACAGTATATGACGTAGAAGAGATTGAACTACAAAGCGGAGCTAAAGTAAAGCTCAAGCCATTATCAATCAAGCAACTACGAAAGTTTATGGAAGTAATTAAGAAAGTTCAAGATGCAGAAGACGAGACAGCAACACTTGGAATTCTTGTTGAGGCATGCGGAGTGGCACTAGAAATTCAGTTGCCAGATCTTGTTGCAGATCTAGATAAACTTGAAGAAGCACTAGACGTTCCAACAATCAACCGCATCCTTGAGGTTTGCGGAGGAATTAAGATGGACGACCCAAACCTAGTAGCGGCAGCGGTACTGGCTGGTCAGAACTAGATTTAGCCGCTTTAGAGGGCCAAGTTTTTCTTTTAGGACATTGGAAGAATTACGAGGAGTTAGAAGAAAATTTATCAATGCCAGAATTGATTCAGACCATAACAGCAATGAATCAAAAAGAA